AGGATGAACCTCTAGCAGAATGGTCTATTGCATTAATGCATGGAAGTGGTGGTGGTACACCTGAAAACATGTTCAGAGAGATGAAGAAAAACTGGAATGCTGATATTTACGTTTGTGGTCACTTACATCAAAAAATGTCTAAAGAGGAATTAGTTTATGACTTTGATTGGGAGACTGGTAAATCATATGCTAGACCAATATACTTAGTGAATGCTGGAACATTCCAGAACACATTAACCAACGAATACGACGGTTATATGGATAGAAAGAATGGAATTGTAGCAACTGGTATTGGTACTCAGACTTTGGAGTTTAATGCATATGAAAATAAGGTGAATTTACATGGTTAGAAGACAGGTGAGAAACAATAAACAGATAGTTGAGGATTCTCATATGGAGAAACCACTACCAGTTTATGAGCAAATAAAACAATCTGTTTTAAAAGCTGTTGATGAGGCTGGTGACCATGGTTGTACAGCCAGAGAGTTGAACGCTGCACTTGGTAATATAGACCCAAGACGAATACGTGAGGCAACGTCAGCACTAGCAGGTCAATCAATTATAAAGAGAGTTACTTGTAGATGTGGCTCAACACCGATATATACTAAGATTTAATTTTTGGAAACCAAGAACTCTTATATACCCTTCTATATTTCTTAACCAGTAATTCTTAAATACCCCAGAGTTTTAACTCACTCTATGTTCATTGAAATTAAATGGAAAAATTCTAAAGGTGATGAGATGAAAACACTAGTAGAGAGCACAAAAGTTCAAGGATTTATAAATGAATTCACTAAAAGAGACGTACAAACAGAACTTGTTATGCCAGAAGATGTTACAATATTACAACCACTAGAAGGTTTACCATTACAAAACTAGACCCAAGACGAAAAAAACTTAGTTAATTAACGTTAACTAACTTAACTAAGTTTAGCTAAGACTTAGCTAAGTAGCCAGCAAGCCTTTAATACTAGTATCTATATCATATAATATGAAGTTTGATAGAACCACTGTAACAATTTCAATTAACAAATCAACAAAAGAGATTTTTGAAAAGGCTAATATGAAGAAACCTCCTCACATTAGTATGAGTACATGGATAGCAGTTATGATTGAAGATTACCTTAAAAATCATAAGGAAAATGCAAACATTTTAGACTTTGCAGATAAAAGTGTTGAATCATCATTACCTATTTTCTTTGCACCTATTAACAAATGGGAGGAGAAAGTGAGGGTTATGTCGCCAGAAGAATTCTCAAAACTACAAGACAGACTTTATCAGATTGGTAATTTGGTTGAAAAGGAGAGTTCAAGAAGATGTTAGATATGACAGATTCTGCATTTGAGGATAATATAACTCAACGCCTATCAAACAGACATTGGTTGGATATTATAGATTCATTGAGACCTAGTGACACCTTAACTGTGAATATATCATCTGATGAGTGGATTGATTTGTATCTTTCTAATCAAGACAGATTTAGAACATCATTCAAAAATTCAGTGTTGAAATTAAAAGACCAGAAATTGGTAGATATGAATGTTTTCCAAGTATTTAAGAGTTTACAGGTCAAGTTAATTTCAGATGATGACATAAATATGGATGATATTAACTCCAAGAAAGAGGGTCAAACCGTATCATTTACAGCACTTATTAATGGAACAGACGCACCTAAAACATTTGTAAAGGAAGCTTATGTTATGTGTCCAAATTGTTACACAAAAGAAAAAGTGAAAGCTAATTTTGAAAGGAAATTACCCACTTTAAAATGTGTAAATCCAGCATGTAAGAGAGCACCTATGGATATTCAGAAAAGTGGGGTTATAACAGAAGATATACAAACAATATTAATGGTTCAGCCGTTAGAGTTTGCAAAAAAGAATTCACCTATAATGTTCTATGGTAAAGTAATTGGAGATCAAGTTGGAACTTCTTTCATAGGTCAAAAGAAAAGAATACTTGGTATATTTAGATCTGATATCGATGAAAAGAAGGATGAGAATGATGTATACATAGATGTTATATCTTTAACAGATGTTGATGATGTTGAAGAGATTTTACCAACAGATGACGAAATCAAATGTATAAAGGAAGATATAGAAGAGGGTGACTTCATTGACAAACTTGTTAATAGTTATGCACCACATATTTACGGATATAATGATATTAAACTATCATGTTTACTCCAATTAGTAGGGGGTGTGGAGTCAAAGAAGAGGTCTGATATCAATATTCTATTAGTTGGTGACCCTTCAATGGCAAAATCTGAATTATTGAAATATGGTAAAGAGGTCACACAAAAGAGTATTTACACTTCAGGTAAAGGTACTACTAGTGCTGGTTTAACTATAGGAATGGTGAAATTGAGTGATGGTAGAATGGTTGCACAGGCAGGTGTATTACCACTATGTAATAGAGGTCAAGCATTTATTGATGAATTTGATAAGATGAATAAAGATGACAGAAGTTCAATGCATGAGGCAATGGAACAACAAACAGTGTCTATTGCAAAAGCAGGTGTATCGATGACACTTGATGCTAAAACAAGTATACTTGCAGCTGCAAATCCAAAGTTTGGTAATTATGATGATAATCTAACATTAATGGATAACATAAACATACCAAGTCCGTTATTATCTAGATTCGATTTGATATGGTTGATAAAAGATAAAGTCAACGTAACAGAAGATATGCAGAAAGCAAATCATATACTTGATGGATTTGATAATGTGGATATTGATAGAACATGTAGATTCTCATCTAGGGAGTTAACAGCATATATTAATCTTGTGAAGAAATGCAAACCACAAATAACCAAAGAAGTTAGACTGGAAATTGTTAGACTTTATGAAAAACTTAGACAATCATCTAACGAGCAGTTCAATATAGGTATTAGACAACTTGAAGCATTAATCAGACTTAGCATGGCTCATGCCAAATTAAAGTTAAAGAATGATGTAGAAGTTGAAGATATAATGGCTGTAAGACAATTACTTGTTAACATGTATTCAAACTTTGATATTGATATTGCATCTGGAGGAACACAAAATAAACTATTTACCAGTGGTAAAATGTCAAAAGAACAAACATATCATAAAATGTGGGCTGATTGTGCAGATAAAGAAGGTAAAGTAAAATTAACAGACTTTATGAAAAAGTTAGAAGAAGAGGGTGTGTCTAATCTAGATGCAACTAAACTATTTCATAGATGGGAAAACACAAACACAATAAAACTGATGGCTGATGGTACGTACAAAAAAACTTAAAGAAGAAGCCAGTAACACTAATATAGTAGAAGATTCTATAGATAGTGTGTCTGAATTAGAACCAAACGTAGGTATAGTTGAAGTTTCAACAGAAACAATTCCAAAAGTTGACTTAGATATTTCTCAACTAGATGGTGTTGGTGCAGTTACTGCAAAGAAACTAACTGATTTTGGTGTCACATCTTTGATTGATGTTTGTATCAGGGGAGGTAGAGAAATCTCAGAGATAACAGGTGTTGCAAAATCCAAAGCAGATTCTTGGGTTTTCAACGCTCAGAAAATACTTGAAGATAATAGCCTAATAAGAAAATCTGATATGGATGTTATTGATTTAATGGAATATCATGAAAATCAACCTGTGTTAGAAACTAAAGTTAAGGCATTAGATGAATTATTTGGTGGTGGTGTTAAACCAGAGTGTACATATGAAGTATATGGAGAATTTGGTTCAGGTAAAACACAATTTTGTAATACATTAACAGCCCAAGCAATATCAGAGGGTGAGGATGTAGTTTGGATTGATTGTGAGGATACTTTTAGACCAACAAGAATACTTGAAATAATGAAAGCCAGAGAAATGGTTGAGACCAGAGAAGACATGGAGAAAGCACTAAGTCGTATCAAATATTATTATACACCTAATACAGAGCAATTACTCGGAACTGTTAATGCATTATCTAAAATAATGGAAGAGAAAAGACCAAGATTGGTTGTAATAGATGGTGCTATAGGACAATTTAGAGAAGAATATCTTGGTAGAGG